TATATTAAATAATACGAGGAGTTAAAATGAAATTAGAAGAATGGCGTAAAACCAAGGGAATTAGGTATAGTGAACTGGCAAAATTGCTTGAATTAACCATTAAAAATCCGATAGCGAAACTTCGAGGATATTGTGTGGGAACGAACATTCCCCGTGAAAAAGAAATGATGCAGAAAATTTTTAAACTGACGAAAAGAAAAGTATCTGCTAATGACTTTTATGATTTGAAATGACAAGACCCATTATTTTATTGCCCAAACTTTCATTTCAGTATAGGAATAAATTTCCTGCATAATGCGGGATACCTAGTCGGAAAGTCTTACTTCCTTATCTGACAGGAATCCGATGCTGAAGTAAAGGGAAGGGAATTAAAGAAAATATATTTTTGTTAACTTATTTTCATTAGGTAGTTAATAGGATTGATTTCTTGATTGTTTTCCTGATGATCTTATTGATTTAAGATTTTAATATAATCTGATAAGGGGGTGGGGTTGTTCTCGCCCCCTAAAAAAGGGCGGATAAATGACTACGAATGAATGATAAAATCTTTTCAATGCCTGTCAGGGTCAATGACTTCATTGCCAATACTGTCAATTTAAAGAATGAAGAATTGGGAATTTACTGGAGGCTGCTTTGCTTTGCGTGGGAATCAAAAGCTCTTTTATGCAACGACAAGGAAGAAATCTACGAGATCAGCAAGGCCCATGATGAAAGATCAAAAAAAGTAGTAGACAAGATATTAAAAAAATTTTTTATATTGGATAAAGATAACTGCTACTACCAAAAAGCACAGCGAGAGGAGTGGTTGAGGGTTACAAGTCTTTATGAGGTAAGAAGTGAAGCTGGTAAAAAGGGAGGTCAAGCAAACACCAAGCAAAACGAAAGCTCATTGGAAGCACCTATACCTATACCTATAACTATACTTAAACCTAATAATTATACTAATAAAAAAATAAAGTATTCTGTTTCTTTTGATAAATTCTGGGAAGGGATAGATAGTATCAAGAATCGTAGTACAAAAAGCGATAGCTTTAAACAATGGAGTAAGCTGTCAGAAGAAGATAAGAAGGGTTTAAAAGAAAAGTGGAATCATTACAAAAAAGAAAAGGGGGATTACTATAAGGCTTGTGAGCGTTTCCTAGCAAAAAGAATTTTTGATGAAATCAGCTTGGAGGAAAAGGTGGTCCAGTTTGATCCCCTCTTTGATGTCAAGAAATATGTATCTTTCGTTAAGAAGGGTATTCGTATTCCCAATATTTCTGATGACCAAGTATCTAAAATGCTTTCCGAAGGACTAATCAGCCAAGAGGAATACGATAGATGGTAAAAAGGAGTTATTTTGAAAAAAAAAGACAAGAAAAAGAAGAAAATAGGTTCTGCAAAGGACTTAATTAATGAAATTAAAAAAAATTATCCAAACAGGGAGGGCGAAGTTGAGATTAACTACCATAGAAAAGATGGGGCTGACTACATTTTTTCCATTAAACCAAAGGATTATTTTGCAGAATTTTTCGCCAAGAATCTTTTACACCCTGTTCCAGAAGTAAATGTTGGATATTATTTTGCTGGACTTAAATTAAGAGCTGCTTATTACAGGTCCTTCAAGCACCAAAAACTCATTATGACCTATGAACCAAGACTGCCTTCCACTAATAATCATTTAGATAATGTTCCCATTAATGATGGCTACAAATGGTATTCCATCTTATTGGAAAAAATACCTCTCAACAGCAGAAAAATTGTTGATCTTGTCGTGATTCAGGAAAAATCAACCAATGGATCGAACACAAGAAGGACAACCAAATTAATGGACCAATTAAGAGATGGTTTAGGTGCTTTGTATGATTTTCTGGACATAAAGACGAAAAGAAGGGCTTATTCCTAGCTTATCAACAGATTAATGATGATGTTCTCATTCTGTTCTTGCTTTGTTCTAAATGTGATGGTATAATTACACTTATAATTAAAATTGGTGTAGTATGCCTAATGTTAAGAACCAAAAGATAATATTGGATAATTATGTTAGAACGCCCCAGTCTCAAATTTTTATCATTGATTCCAAAACAATCGGAATGACCATTTACTTTGAAGATGATGAGGACCAAAACACTTTCATATCCAATTATCAGAGGGGATTAGAAAAGGGAAAATCACCAACTCATATTGATGAATTTCCCCTTGTTTCGACCTTATTGCATTAAAAATGGTGTAATTTTCTGTCATAAGGTACTGATTCCTTACACTCACATTGTGGACATTCACCACAACCATCGCCATAATCCATTCCACAATTTGAACAAACAATATATCCATCTTCTAAACAATCTTGCTCACATTCATCACAGCAATACCCAGTTTCTTCAATGCCATTACCATCAACATCAAGATCAAATACTGGATAGCGATTAACAAACCGACCAGAACCAAAAGAAGTGTCATTGCGACAATGAACACATAAATTACCTAAATCTACTTTACTCATCTATTCCACCTCCTTAATTTCGTAATAATAATTTGTAAGTATTGTAATTAATTCTTTTTCTTTATAATGTTTATATGCACTACTTTTTTTCCATAGTTCAAGTTCATTACTTAACCATATTTTAAAAGTTTTACTCATTATTTATCTCCTTTATTTAAGATATTCTTTGTATTCTTTTACAAAAGAATTTTTCTTGTCGCAATATTCTAAATTAATTTGAATACCCGCACCATTTAAACAAACAGGGTTTTCCTTGCTTAATTCGCCAGAAAATTGAACCTTGTTATTTGAACCAATAAAAACCGATATTCTATCTGCAAATATATGAATTAATTGTTCTATATTCTCATTGGTTAATTTATTCGCTACTTCAATTATTTCTTTAGGATTCATTTTTAAAACCTCCAACTCTAAACAAGTTAATCTTCAATTCAGTATCAAATAAAGGCTTATCCTTATTCAATTCACATTCTTTTTTAGTTCTTTTTTCTCTTTCCCTATTCCAATAAATAGGCTTCGTAGTTCTTTTAAGATAATCGTATGTTGTTTTATCCATTATTTACCTCCTCAATTTTTAAAATATAATCGCCTAAATAAATTATATTTTCATCTAAATCTAACCAAGCACTAGGATTATAATTATTTTCTTTAGTACCTTTTAATTTAGTAAAATCTTGCACTTCATATTGTGTATTTTTCATTAAAGTATCATACACATCTGTTAATGTTTGTTTTTTATCCATCATTAACCCCTTTATTAATTAAATAGCTTATCTATCCCTAGATATTTCTTTTAATGCTTTAGTATTATTCTTAACAAAACTTAAAAGATACCATACAGCCAAGTCATAAGGTTTTTCAGCAGTCTTGCAGAAATCCCAAGCAATATTATCGCCTTCATACTGGGGCTTTTTAGTGGTAAAATCTTTTCTTAATACAAATGTTTCGTGGTCTTGATCATTAGTAGGGTTGCCATTAAAAAAAATCTCATTATTTTTTTCAGTTTGGTCAATAACTATTGATCCTAATATTTCTTTTATGTATTCATATTCTTTTTTTACTAAATCCCATTCATTATTTGTAAATGGTTTTTTGTAAGTCCAGTAATTCGTATATCCCATTTTAATACTCCTTTTGTATAATTATTTTATACTATTCTTAAACTATGAAATAATTATAGTCAAATAAAAAAAGAATTATTTTTAAAAAGAATAAAAAAGGGCCTAAAAAGGCCCTTCTTCGTAGGAGTTTATGAAAAAACCCTTTAAATTGACAATGCTTGGTAAACTTCCCATGTTTCATATCTAATTTTATTAGGTCCATCATACATAGGACCAGATAAACCAGAAAATTTAGGCAGGTTTTGAAGTTCTGCTCTATGGGCTGGATTTATATTAATTCCAATTCTTTTAAAACCCAGCTTATTCATTTGATTAATGAAATCATTTAAGTGGTCAAATTTATGGCCACCATTTAAACTAAATATCATAACTCTATTAACTCCCTTTTTCTTTTATTCTTAATTCATTGTTTATTACTTCAAAGTCTGTAGGATATATTAGTTTTTCTTTGTTTTGCTTGTCTGTTATTGATTTTAAGAACTTTTCAGACTTCTTTACATAGTTTTTTGACAGGTCCTTATGATCACAGATAAAATAATTCAATAAATTATTGTTATTACTTTTCATTTTTTTAACTCCCATTAAATAAACATTAAAAGAGCCAATAAACTGGCCAGAATAAACCAGCCAGCTATCAGCCCACTAAAGAAAACAATATAAAAGTGTTTCATATTGATTTAAAATAATCACTTTCTCTAATGTTTTTTTCTTTAATAACACTAGATTTATTTATTTTACCAAATTTACTGTAATAATATTTAGGTACAATTTTAATTCCTTTTACAGTCTTTGGTTTCATTATTATTATTTTATTCATAATAACTCCTATTAGTTAATTAATATCCTTCACTATTTCAAAGCCAACAATCCACTCATAACCTTTAGAAGAATAGATGTTAATCTTTTCCACGATCTCTGAAATAGTTAAATGATTATGACACATCTCATAGTCAGACATATCACTATCATTGGTATGCATATATAAAGTATAAAGCATAATGTCTTTTACTATAATAATATCCTACAAGTCAATACATATTAATATAAAATAATTATATTTATATTGTCATTGAAGGTTGTTAGATAGGTTCTGGAATACATAAAAAAGATTAAATAACTATCACAATAGAGTTATAATTGTAATATTCTGTAATATTTGGTTCTAGTTTGAACCTAAACTAAACCTAAACCATGCTTTTTTATTGGATTAATGACTATGTTTAATAATATTTAGAACCATTCTAAATTAATTGTAAATAATTTACTGATAATTTGTAATGATTGTAAATATTTTAGAACAAAAGGGGAACACCCCCATCGCCTTCGACCATGGAAATAGGAACCCACACAATAACTACCCCCACCCCTAATATAGCCCTCATTGGCTCATATAAGGC